TACAGACGAGAAACGCCTGACCAAGATCGAGGTTGAACTCGCCACTCAACGCGAGAGGGATAACGCCGTTGAAAACCGTATGAGCGGGTTGGAAGCGACGATCAAAGAAATTAATCATAAAATCGACCGCATGATGGAAATGCTAATGAGGAAATAATTATGCCTTATTCAGAATACAGTAAGAAACAACGCCGTTTAGCGGCGGTAGCAGCTCCTCGTAAAAAGATTACAGGCGCGGATTTGAAGAAAGTTAAACGCAAAGGTTTGATGATCAAGAGATGATGTATGCCATTACCTCGCAGACAACGATTCGCACCTGACCCGTTAGTTTACCAGCAACGGACGCTTGCGGCTACGCGTGGAACCGTTGATACTACGCAGATAGATACGAACGAAACGAACATTACATTGATTGACGGGCGGGTAACGACGCTTGAAGCAGAGCAACAAGGAATTATTGAAGGCGGTAGAGCTGAGATTTTAACGGGGACTTTTACGAGTGTTAACGGCGGTAACGCCGACTTATCAGCATAATATGAGTATTCAAAGGATTTTTCTAAGACGTTCTAGTGCAACGGAATGGAGCAATGAGAACCCCGTTTTAAGCGTTGGGGAACCAGGCTTTGACTACACAAATCAGGTACTCAAGATAGGAAACGGTGTCGATCCGTGGAACTCCCTATCTCAGTTTCAAGGGCCAACGGGGGCGACAGGCCCAGCGGGTCAGGATGGAGTGCAAATAAGCACATACACAAAAGCAAACTTGCCACTTGCCGCTACAGCCGGAACGAACGCCTTAGTCACCGATGGCACGATTAGCGGTACTCCTACGATGTCCTACTTCTATAACGGCGTATGGTATCGCACATTTGATAACTCTGTAATCACCAACCAAACAATCGATCTGTTTATATTAGCGGGTCAATCCAATGCGCATGGTGCGGCGGATGTGTCCGACCTTACATCGGCTCAGGCCACTCAAGACGGTTTATTCTATACATCTTGGCACGATAATACATCCAACGCTGAATCCACACAGAACTACTCATCTTGGGCGACATCTCTAGTGGCGGGAAGTACGAAAGGGGATAGCAACAACCTGGTGAACTCCCCTAATTTTGGCCCTGAGCTTGGATTTGTAAGTCGAGCCAACGCAATTAATCTTACCACTCAACCAATCGGTATTCTTAAATATGCAGTTGGTGCGTCACAATTAAATGCTGGAGATGCGAACTATTCCGATTGGGACACCACCGCTACAGGGACAAGGGAGGGCGATTGTTATCGTGGATTATTATCTGCATTATCAGATGCCACAACCAAGCTAACCAACGCTGGATACTCTTGGAACTTTAAAGGGATGATATGGTGGCAAGGCGAGAGTGGTGCGTCTGTTAGCGGTCTTAATACATTTATTGCCGCAGTACGCTCGGTGCTTGGTAACTCTTATGGGGTATCTAACACCTCTCAGTTCCCTGTAGTAATAACGAAGATTGGGTATGGCACAGACCTTACACCTGTCGCTAATGCCGATGCTTATGTGGGAATCGTAGATTCCGCAACCTACGGGCATAGTGCCTCGCAAAACCATGTAGGTGCTTCAGCCGGTGGCAGTTCTGATACTAATAGTAATGGCGTGAACGATATGTTTGATATAGGTGAAGCATTTGCGGATGAGATGCAACTTGCGATTAGCGGTTCGACTAATGCCGCTTGGAACCCATCATCTATTACCACTCGTCTGTGGCTCGATATGGACGATCAGGCAACCTTCACTTCATCTAGCGGTAATGTCACACAGATCGCAGATAAATCAGGTAATAACTACACCTTTAATGCTGATAGTGGTAGCACATTAACAGCCGTTAATACCGCACAGAACAACAAGAATATACTTAGGTTTGACGGTAACTCGGATGCAACCTCTTACACAAGTATAGGGTTTAGTTCGACTGCTGTGCATAAATGGTTCTTTGTTGTTAAGGTAACAGCGTCCGATAACCACGATGCTTTGGTTACATTCACTAAGAGTAATCCAACCCTACAAATGATTATGTTTAATATGAGTGGCGCGGGTGTATTCTCAGGTGATTGGTACATGAACCCAGGTACTAGCATGACAGGCAACTCGACCAACTTACTAAACCAATGGGTTATGCTGTCTGCTGAATTTGATATTCCCAATGGTCAAGCAAGTTTAGCCTTAAATGCAACGGAGTATAACACCAATGTCGCGCAGTCAGGTTTATCAACGATGGGTGCGGGTAGTGTACGCCTAAACGATTATCAGAACAATGCAGACTCAGATTGGGGAGAGGTAATATTTACTGAAAATGTCTCACAGGCAAACTCCGATAAGATCGAAGGATACCTCGCACATAAGTGGGGACTGACATCAGACCTACCTTCAAACCATCCGTACAAAACAACAGCACCATAATCATGAAAAAACGAGGATTATACTACAACATTAACCGCCGTAAGAAACTCGGTATTAGTCGCCCTAAAAGCGAGTCTACTGTCTCGTCTAAAGCTTACGGTAGGATGAAGAAGGGATTCCCAAAGAAGTGAGCCGTAAAAGCGTATCACTCCGTAAGGAGCATAAGTCTGAAAAAGGGGGCTTAACGGCTAAAGGACGGGCGTATTACAACCGTAAGACAGGATCGAATCTAAAGGCTCCTCAACCTGGTGGTGGATCTCGTAAGAAATCGTTCTGTGCGCGTATGAGCGGCGTTAAAGGCCCGATGAAAGATAGTAAGGGAAAGCCTACTCGGAAAGCTTTAGCGTTGCGTAGGTGGAAATGTTAGCTTGGCAATTTATAACTTTAACCTCTAATATAAAAACATGAGTCATAAAATAGAAAACTTAACAATGCTAAACTCCGTAAGTGCAGGTGGGGCTAGTGGTAACTTCGGTGTAGCCGGTTCCAAGGGATGGACTTTCGTTGTGGATACTGAAGCGGCTGGAGTTGCAACCATTGACATCGAAGCTGAAATCGAAGGTAATTGGTTTGTCATCCATAGCCAGGATGTTAATGCACTTGGATCATTTATCATTCGTGATGAATCCGGTCATTATAAAAAGATCCGCGCTAATGTAAGTAGTTACACAGGCGGAACACACAGCGTATATGCTACAGGTTCCTACGATTCCTGATGTCTATTATTAGCCCAAACGGGCTTTTAGCCCCGAATAGAATAGTTAGCCCAAATCGGTTAAATACGCCGTCTTATGGCGGGGATTTGGTTGTGCCTTGGACTCCTGTAAATAGTACAGCAATAGAGGGCTGGTGGGATGCGAGCGATGCATCAACCATATCCACTAGCGGATCAGAGGTGCAGTCCGTAACAGATAAGAGTGGCAATGGATACACCCTAACGAAAGGAACAACGGGCCCAAGTTATGGAACAAGAACCTTGAATGGGTTAGATGTTTTTGAGTTTACGGGAGCCAACTTTAATGTTCTTGAGAACACTTCTTTCGCATGGGATCAAGCGAACAATGCTCTTGGTTTTGCCGCTATTTACCGACTCGATGACGATGGATTAAGTGAACAAGACTTTTTGATAAGTGGTACAAACTCATCTACTCGTGTTGGTATTAGAAGACTAACAGACAGCCGTTGGCAACTTTTGGTTACAGGTGGAAGTATCACAACAACTTCAGCACTAGGAACAGAACCCGTAACCCAAATGATGGTCGCAAAATTTAATGCAGGGAGTTCATTCATTCGCATTGATGGAGTACAAGATGCCGTCGGCACTATAGGCTCAGTCGCTTTTTCAAAAATCAATATTAGCGGAAACTATTTACAGCAACAAGGAGTAGAAGGTTTTATTGCCGAGATGGTTTTCTTTAGCGACTTAACTGAAACTGAAAAAGTCGAGGGATACCTTGCTCACAAGTGGGGGCTGAATGCAAATCTACCTAGTGGACACCCGTATAAAGCATCACAACCAACCGTATGAAAAAACGAGAACAATTAGAAGAACTCCAGGTTTTACTCGCCGATACATACCGTAAGATCATAGTCAATATGGATCTCGACGAGCCTAATGCGGCAGTTTTAAACGGCGCTAGACAGCTCCTCAAGGACAATAGTATCGTCAGCCTAAGCGAAGAATCCTCCCCGCTTGGTAAACTCGCTGATGTACTGCCCTTTAACGATCCGCCTGAAGTTCAAGAAGCGATTAGACAATCTAAGTAATGAAAGCTAAACACGAAGTTCCAGCGGAGCTTCAAGACTTTCGTAACTTCCTGTTCATTTGTTGGAAGCACCTTGGGTTACCTGACCCTACTCCGCTTCAATACGACATATCACAGTTCCTTCAGAACGGCCCTAAACGCGCCATAGTCATGGCTTTTCGTGGCGTTGGTAAATCGTGGATATGCTCGGCTTATGTCGTTCACCAACTCCTCCTAGACCCATCTAAGAATATACTCGTCGTATCGGCGTCTAAAACGCGTTCTGATGACTTTAGTACCTTCACACTTAGGTTGATCCATGAAATCCCCATTTTGGCGTGTTTAAAGCCACGAGACGGGCAACGCTTCAGTAAGATCAGTTTCGATGTTGGGCCAGCTCCAGCGTCACACGCTCCGTCCGTTAAGTCG